GCCGTGATCCCGAAGTCCGAAGATGTAGAAGGTCTCGCCGACCGCCGTGTTGAGACCCCAAGTTGCGGTTGAGGTGACCGTGCGGGTGACGCGGCTCGCCGTGACCGTCTGCGTGTCGTAGACCGCAGGGACGGATGAGGCCGATGCCGTGATGTCGTTGTTGCCGTTGACCACGAAGGCGTTGTCAATGTACGCGGTCGCGGTGCCAGCCGTGCCAGCCACGAGGTTCAAGCCGATGCCCGTGACGGCGTTGAAGGACGGCGCGCCGCCCGTGATATTGAAGGACGAGATCGGGATACGGCAGATCTTCCAAGTCGCGTCGGCGAATGCGCCGAGCGCAGACTCAATGCTCGTGACCGAGATGCCGTAGTAGTTAGACGAGTTGCCACCCGTGAAGATCCGAAGTTCGGTGCTGGACTTGTTCACATTGGCGAGCGTCGTGAAGCGCAGGCTGACCTCAATGGACGAGCCTGTGACCGCCGTGGACGAGGTGACCGTGGTCGCGTCAAAGACATACTGCGTGCCCGAAGGTGCAGCCTCAATCTTGAATGCGCCAGCGCCCTGCCGATAGATCGTCGTCTCTAGCGTCGCCGTGCCGCTGAAGCCAGCGGTGGAGTCAAAGTCGTAGATCCTCGTGCCACCAGAGGACGATTGGATGTCCGTGCAGGTGATCGTGCCTGCCTCGCCTGCAAGTTTGGCGGCAAGTCGCGTGGCCCCAGCCAGCGTGAAGGTGTTTGGCTGCACCTGCTCGGTGATCAACGAGCCATCGGCTCGCGTGAGTCGTACCGTCACGACCCCTGTTGGCTTCCAAATAGAATCAAACATTTATCAACCCCACGGATTCACATCCCAATACCCAGAATCCCAGGTAAGGACTTGGACTACGCTTGTCGTGATTGTATCGCTAACGGCTCCCACAGAATCGCCAACCGGCGTCGGCGATGACAGTGGCCCCCATAGGCTGTTATCCCAAGTGAGTGCGTTATCGCCAGGATCTGTTGGCGCCCAGTACCACGGCCCCTCGTTGAGCGCCGTCGTGATGACATCGGTCGGCGCGGCGACCACATCTCCGAACTCAAGTTGCAGCGGCCCTGGCAGCGCGGGCAAGCCCTCAATGCTGCACTCGTAGCCGCTCTGTGGATTGAAACTCCAGTTGATCGTTGCGACTTGCTGCAAGAAGGTCTTGCTCTTTGTCGCGTCCAGCACGCCGAAGACCTCGCCCGCCTTGAGCGGCACGCCTGGAGCAGAGTCCAGCGAGATGCGGAGGCGTCGGACGCTGCGGAAGTAGAGCAGGTCAAGTGCCCGCGTGTACGCCTTGTCCGTGCTCGGAAGATAGGGATTCTTCAGGCTTAGCGGCAGGATCTGGCCGCCAAGCAGTTCCTGCCCGTCAATGTCATCTGCCTGCGTCGCGTAGAGCGAGGAGAGTCGCGCTGGCTTGCCGATCAGCGTGAAGGTCTGCACATAGATCGCTGTCGCTGCAGCCATATTCTTGAAGGTCACGGTGGCGCGGTTGCCGTCACCGGTTGCGGTGCCGCCGACCGTGAGTTCGTAGTAGAGGTTGCCGTCTAGCGAGACGAGGCTAGGAGGGTCGCCCTGCACCATCGGGATCGCTGTCCCGCCTGTGGGCGCAGAGGCCGCCGTAGCAGCGCTGGGGTTATTCCCCCCAGCCGTTCCAACCGACGCCCAAGTGACGGGCGTGTAGTCAATCCAGCGCGTCTTGTCCTGCGCCTCAATGCTGAGCGTGATCTCGCCAGGCACGAAGAAGCCATCGGCAGAGCCTGCGGCTGGGATCGTGATCGGGGTGGTGATCTCAAAGACCGTCTCGTCGCTGACCGCAGAGGCGCGATCCTCGTATTCAAGGAGCGCTCGGTTGATCGCGGTCTCGGTGTTGCGGAGGATGCTGATCTCAAACGGATAGGACTCTTTGTCCAGCGTGATGAGCGGCGCTTGGAGCGCAGCCTGATTCGTGTCGCGGTCGTTGAAGGTGAGCACGCCGTTCTCGTCCACGAAGATGCGTCCACCCTCGGCGATGGCGAGCAGCCCGAGTTCAGCGCCCAGCGGCTCGCCGGTCGCCGCTGCGAACTGCGCGGTGCCGAAGGCGGTGCCGACGGCTGCGTAGGATGCCGTGCCAAGCCCCGCCTTGTCTGCGAACGCGGTGAAGACCGTATCCAGCGAAACATTAGCACGAGGGCCGTAGTAGGTCGGCACGGTGGCGAACCGAGCGGAGATGTCAAGAAGGCGCATCTGCGCCACTCGCGCCTGCTCACGCGGCACGACCGAGCGCACGATGTAGGTGCCGAGCGTGCGGGTCTGCGCTGCGCCGTTGTAGAAATAGCCGAGGCTGACCTTCGCCTTCGTGGTCAGGAATGCGCCCTGAAGGTAGGCATAGATCGGGCTGTTCTCGTTCTCCGCGCTGAAGCGCTGGTTGAGATTGTCCAGCGTCAGGTTGCATTCGCCTGGCTGGAGCGCGCCCGTGTCAGGGTCAAAGGACTCAATGCCAACGGCGTCCAGCACGAAGCCGGTCTCGTCATCAAAGACGCCATCGCCGTCCCAGTCAATCTCCAACTTGATGATTGGACGATGCTGCTTGTCGGCAATCGCGGCGATCAGGTTTGCGCTCAGTGCCACGATGCCTCCTTAGGTTGTGCGGGCGTCAACCTCAACGAGCGTGATCTGGTAGTCGCCCTTCGTCACATCGGGGTAGACGGTGACCAGATCGCTGATTGAGTCAATGCGGACGGTGACCCCAGGCTGGGCTGGCGTGAACGGGCCGCCCGTCCAAGTGAAGGTCGTGGTGGTCTGGTTGCTGACATTCGCCCAGTAAAGCGCGACGAGCGCGTCGTAGGTCGTGACATCCTCGTACTCAAAGGCGAGCGAGTAGGAGAAGCGATAGCCGACTGACCAAGTGCGGATGGAGCCGTTGACGGTGAGGCGGCTGCCGCCGACCGTGCTGTATTCCAACTTGACCGCGTTCGTGCGGACAGGGTACGGCAGCGTGATCGTCGTCGCGCCAGAGGATAGTGTTGGCTGACTTACGCTCATCGGGCACCTCCGAGTACCGTGCCTCGGCGTCTGGCTTCGTCATTGAGCGCGCCGTAGATGCGACGAGCGAACTCGCGGGCATCGTCGGACGATCCGAGGAAGGCACCCGCCTGCACGGTCACATTGATCTGACCGCCGAGGGAGTTGTTGGGCACGATGCTGCCTGACTGATTCGGCACAAAGAGTTCAGGCCCTCGCTCTCCGACCATATACTGTTGCCCGCCGGTGACAGGGCCACCAAGTGCGCGCTGGCGCTCGCGATTCGTGCGCGTGCCTTGGGCTGGCAAGAAGCCGCCGATGAACGGCAGATTGTTGGCAAGGTTGATAAGTTTCTGCACGATGTCAAGCGCGCCCTGTACCAGCCCAACGAAGAATCCAATGATTTCACCTAGACCGCCAAACAGATTGCCGATTGCGCCTATGGCAATGGCAAGCGGCCCCTTGCCGTCCCCCCAAAGAAGTCCAACAAGGCTTTTCACGATGTCAAATGCCGCACCAAAGGCGCGAACAATAGTCGTGCCTACCATTAGGAAAAGGTCGCCGAGGATTTTTAGGACTGGCTTGATCGCGTCAAAGATTGCGTTCACAATGTTGCGGAAGTCTTCGCTTGAGTTGTAGGCAATGATCAGCCCCGCGACAAGCGCGGCGATAAGCGCGATGGCCACAACGATCGGGCCACCAAAAGATTGCATTGTGAGATTAGTCAACGCCATAATGGTTCGGTACGCACCAACAGCGGCTGCAGCGATGTTTACGGCAATGGTGAATGCGGTATACGCCCCTACAACAACAAGAATAATGCCAATGTTTTCGCTGACGAACTTGGCGATCGCCTTGAACGCCTCAACAAGTTTTCCAATGATTGCGCCAGCGACATTGATGATGGCGGGCAGAACCTGCGTGACCATCGTGGTGATGAACGGGCGAAGATATTCAATAGCCTGAGTGAAAGCGTTGGCGAACGCAATCCCAAAATCACGAAGGCGCGGCATAATCTCGTCACGGAAAAAGGTCAAAACCTCTGCCAAGATTGGCAGCACAACTCGTCCGATGTCTTCCACCACATTGTCAAGGGCGATCTGGATGCTCTCCATCGCGCCTTGCGTGGTCTCCCCGTAGGCTTCGGCTTGGCCCGCTGCGGCCTCTTGGATTATCGCCAGCGCTTCTGTTGCCGTCGTGCCCTTCTCAACCGTGAAGCCATAGCGGCTGAGGATGCCAGTGTTGCCACCGAAGACCTTGCCTACGAGGTCAGAGGCGGTGGATAGGTCAACGCCACGGAGGCGAGCGAAGTCCATCGCAATCGTCTGCAACTCAAGCGCTTTCGTGACATCGCCAGTGCGTGGCACGAGGCGAGAAAGCGAGTCGCGGAGGGCGTCGTCGCTGAAGGCAAGTTTCTGGCGCGCCTCTACGGCAGCGTCCATCTCCTTCGTCTGGGCCTCAGTGATCGTAGTGTTGGCGCTGATCGCTGCGTTGAGACGCGCAATGGAGGCATCTTCCTCAGCGGCTGCGTTAGCCGCTGCGAACATTGCTCCGCCTACGGCAATGGCTGCTCCCGCTGCGATGGCGAATCCCTTCGCGGCTGCGGCGAACGGAGCGTTGAGCATTCCGGCTGTTTTATCAAGACGGCGCGCAGTCTTATTGAGTTCGCGCATTCCCTTAGAGGCTCCGTCCTTGAGAATGACGGCAAGTGTCGTCGTTCGTTCAGCCACGCTTGCCCGCCTTTCTCGTCGTCACCGACGATTCAATCCGCATAAACTCCAAGCCACGCAGCACCCATTCGCCAGGAGCCTCTTCCAGTTCCCACGGCGCGACGCCCCACCGCTGAGCCAGCGCGTCTAGCGCGTACTCAAGCGGAACAGGGGCCTTAGCGTCGGGGTTTATTGCTGTTCTGGCGAGGGCTGTACGGAGTTGCTGCCCTGCTCTTTTGGGAGTGTAAGTTCCTCAATCCAGTCGCGCAGCCTGCCTGCAATCACAATGAGACCGCTGAGCGGGAGGTTATCAAGACTATCCACGCCGAGGTTGTGCGACGAGATGAGCGACAGGAGCCTGTCGGTGCTCTCTTCTTCGGTCGCGTCTGCGGCGCGGATAGCCTTGATCTCGCCCCAAGTAAACTCTCTAACTTCAACCCAGTGACCGGCGAGATCGCCAGTCAGTTCAAGTTTGGTCGTCTTTGCCTTTAGCATTCTGCCTCCTTGTCCTGCTTAGGAAATCGTTGCGAGGTTGTTCTTTACCACGATGGAGAAGTCCGTGTTCGCAGCCGAATCCACGATGCCGCGATAGGTGATGTTCGCCACGATGACGCCATCAACTTCCGCGATCTCGTGCGTGTCTGCCACGCCGTAGAAGTCCAACTGGAACTCATAGGTGCCCGCGCCGAGCGTTGGCCCTGTGGACAAGATACGAATCTTGCGCTCGCTCTTGAGCAAGAACTGATCAAGTTCGTTGCGGTTCGTGAAGTATCGGACGATCTCAAGTCGCGCCTGTCGCGCAACAGGAGCCACCGTATCCACGGCTGCCGAGGTGCCGTCAAGCACTTCGCGTCGGACGAGTCCGCGCGTGAGCGTGAAAGTTGCCTCTTGCACCGAGGTGTCGGCGGTTGAGCCAATGGTCGTCGCGTCAATGTAGACGGCTGCGTCTACGCCGAGCACGCTGACCTGCGTGGTGTCGCTTGGGCTGGCGCTGTATGCCGTGCCGAGCGCGACCGTGCCTGCGGCGATGGTCGTCGCCGTGAAGGTGACGGCTTCGTCCTTGACATAGGCGATGCTCAGTTCGTCTGTGGCGCAGCCAGCGAGACGGTAAGTTGGCACGACCGTGCCGCCGTCTGCCCAGCCCCATTCAGCCGTGAAGGTCTTTGGCGCGTTCGCCGTGCCGCTGTTTGGGCTGTAAGTCCAAGTGTATGGTGCCACGGTGCCCGAAGGCGTGACGCCGCCCTTGACGCTGCTCTCAAGCCAGAATGGCATCTGGCTGTAAAGGACTGGCCCTGCGATGTTCAGGCCGTTGCGCTCAACGCCAGGATTGATCTCATACGCCTCAAAATAGGTGCCGCGAAGCGTCGTGTTAGCAATGCTCGTGACTTCCTGTGAAGGAGTTGCCTCATTCGCGTAGAGGACGCGAGTTGCGGTGGCAGCGGAACCAGCCGTTGATTCAAGCGCTCCCACGAGTTTCAATAACTGGTTGACTGCCATTGTGTTCTCCTTATGCTGCTTCTACTGAGGACAGGGCATTTGCCCGCTCAATGTATTTGCCTAGAACTGCGTCAGCCGCTTGCTGACCTGCTTCCAATGCGGTCGCTGCCGCAGGGGTCACGAACGGCTTTGCGCGAGCACCAGGGTGCTCAACCAACTTGGCATAGCCGAATGCTGCTCGTAAAATCCCATTTTCCTTCGGGTAAATACGGTGCGCTCCCGTGCCGAACTCAATCAGATGTCGGTGGTTTCCACCGCGCTTGCCAGGGATCGGCCCAGCGATGACGCCGATGGTGCCTGGCTGTCGCTTGATTTTGACTGCCTTGATTGAGCGATACAGGTTCCCTGTTTTACGACCAACCCCTCTGGAGAGATACGACTGCTGCAAGACCGGCTGCATCGCCTTACCAGCAGCATCGCGCATTGCCTCAAGCACTGCCTCTAGTTCAGATCCGTAGAACTGCGAGAAGTAGCGCTCGGTGGCTTCGGTCTTGTATTCAATGCTGAAGGAGACTTTTGTTTCTGCCATTACGGGGCAATCGTGTTGAGCACTTCGCGAGTCGTCACTTCCACCTGCATCTCAATCACGGCGAACATCTCGCCGCCGTACTCAGATTCTCCCATACGGATGTCCGGCACGAGTGCCTTCACCACAACATTTGGCAAGCCGAGTTGCATATCGCTGACGACGCCCTCTACGAGCACATCGCGCCAGGCGTAGAGAGCCTTGACTGCGCGGTCGGTGCCCATTCCCTTCGCCACATAAAAGCGCACGGGGAAGCGGTGAATCTGTCGCACGAGGCGATTGGGGCCGTATTCCGCCGTGGTGGAAGGGGGAAAGACCACCACGGACGGAAACACGGAGATCATATCAGGCGGATTGGCTGTCGCCAAGCGCACCTCGTCGTAGCCCGCTGGCGGCGTTGTATTGGCGGCAGAGAACCGCGCAGCGAGCGCGGTGCCGATGGCGTAGGTGTCCAGCGCCATTTAGACCGCCTGGGCTGCGACGCGGTAGGCGCGCAGCATCTGCTCCACATCTGGGTCAAGGCGCGCAAGGAGACGCATCTGGCCAATCTCAGGAGCCGAGGCGATGCCGAACGGCGTATTACGCCGGTTGAAAATGCGGCCTGACTGGATGATGCAACTCATCTCAATCGGTCGCGGCACTTGAGGCCAGCCGCGCGTGCCGACGATCCTCACACCCTTGACGATCTCCACAGGGAAGGTGTTCGCGCCTTCGGTGAGCGCGATCACTTCGGTGAACGGTCGTCCAGTGGCGGGTGCGTTGAATGGCGCGAGCGCGCAGTCAGTGTTGATGACCCACGAGGTGCTGTAGGTGCCGTTGGCATCGCCATCGGTCGTGATCGCCGAGACGGAGGCGAAGTCGTCAATCGGCTGCACGAGGTAGTCCTGCGCCGTATAGAAGGCGGTGGATGCAGCGGACTGATAGAAGAAGCGTCCGCAGTAATCGTCAATCAGGCGGCTGACGGACTCAATGACGAGTTCCAACTCGCCGTCGGAGGTCGCGTCAATGATGCCGAGGGCCTGCTTGACTGCGCTCCCTGTCGTGTAGCCGTTCGTGATTGCCATCAGGTCTCCTTGATTGGTTGGACGCGCTTGAGCGCGTCAGGATCGCCAGCATCCTGCCAGCCGGTCACGATGAGTTCCGTGAGCGGCTGGTGAGGTGCGTACGACCTCAGAACATCAGCCATATGCACTTCATTGGTTGAGCCGAGTTTGAGGTCATAGCAGATGTCATTGAGCAGTTCGCGATTCGTGAAGCGATAGATGCCGCAGCATACTAGAACCTGCGGCACGCCGCGCGTCCATCCACCCTCTGCGTGTTCGTAGTAATCCCAGATTCGCCACGGCGCTGTTGCCACGCCAACCCAGTCGCCCTCCTGCGTCGGCACCTGCGGGAGCAGGGTGTCGGCGAAGAGCACGGTGAGCGCGCCCTCTGGGAGCGCTGTAGAGGCACTCAGGAGCGCCCCAGACGGGCCGTCTGCCTCAGCGTGAGGAATCACCCCAGTCAGCCACGGAGCGGCGCTTAGAACCGCCTTCTCGTCGTCTGGCCTCACGACCGCGTAGGTCGGCTGTTTGCCAGCCGCGCGCCTGTGCCACTCGTGCACCGGCAGCCCCGCCGCCTCTACGAGCAGTTTGTTCGTGCCGCCCAGTCGTGATGCCCTGCCAGCGGCGAGGATGACAATCACGGTCGGCTCTCGTGTTTCCATTCGTTGCTGAGATCGTAGAACCAGGTCGCTTCTTGCACGAGCGTGAATCTTGCACCGTGGTCAAGCGCCTTGACCCAGAAATGCCAGTCGTAGCCCTTGATGAGATCAAACCCACCCAACTCTCTGAAGAGCGCGGTGCGGACGATGGCGTTGTGGCTGACGATGCTGCCAGATCGCAACGCGCTCGGCTCAAAGCCGACGCGGTACATTCTTGCACCGTCATCGTAGGAGTAGGCGATGTCAGAACCGTCGCGCTCCGCAGCCTCAACGAGCGACGATAGGTGGTTGGGATAGAGGTAGTCATCATCGTCTAGCAGCGCGATCCACTTGGTCTGCACGGTCAAAGCCAGATCGTTCTTCATCGCCGCGCCGCCGCGTCGTGCGTAATCCACGCCGATCAAGTGTGCGCTTGGCTGAAGTATCTGCTCTCGCACCGAATCAACGGCTCGCTTCAGCAGCGTCTCGCGCTCGGGCAGCGTCGCCGTGACGACCGTGATGCTCATTTGTTCTTGGCGGCTCGCCGCTGTTCGCGGTTCAGTCCGCTCGCCTTCGGGATCTCTGACTCAATCTGCTTGAGGATCGGACGCCAATGCTCGGCGTAGACCTTCTCGGTGCTGTAGTTAGATGCGAACGCAACCGCCGCCTCTGACGCTGCCTTCGCCTTCTCTGTGTCTCCCTTGAGCGCGTAGGACTGCTCCAGCGCGTCTTCAATCTCGTCCACATTCGGGGTCATCCACCAGCCGGTCTGCAACTCATCCCACTCAGGCTGACCGCCGACCTTCCAGCCAGCGCCCACGAGTTCAGGCATTGCCGTCCAGTTCGTGACGATGACGGGTGTGCCGCACGCCTGCGACTCAATGGTCGGGATGCCGAAGCCCTCGCCCTTGCTGGGCTGGAGGAGCACATCGGCTGCGGTGTAGCACTTGGCGAGTACGCCCTGATCCAGCCCCTGCCGGTAGGCGAACTGCGGCACGGCTCGCACCCGATCCATCGGGGCGTTGACCGCCTTGAGCAGCCGCTCCAACTTCGTGCCGTTGGCGAGACCGAACATCTCGGTGTGGAGGTAGAGGTAGGCATCTGTGTGTTTCTGCGCGAAGCGACTCCACGCGAGGAGAAGTTCAGGCCACGCCTTACGGATTGGGGTGACGCCCTTGTTCGCCTGTGGGCAGATCGTCAGATGCGCGTCCTCAGGAATGCCGAGGTCGGCGCGGATCTTGGATGGTGTCGGCTTGAAGATATCAAGCGGAATGCTGTGCGGCGCGTAGAAGAGTCGGTCGCGCTCCAGTCCAGCATCAAGCAGTTCGCGCTCGCCGAAGCGACTCATCGCGATGGCCCACTTGCCTTTGCCTCTGCGGTTGAACCACGCCTTGACCTCTTCGGGTACGACGCTATGGTCAACCGGCGTCCACGAAATCATCGGGATCTCGTCCCACTGTGGGGATTTGTACACCCAGACGTCATAGAGAGAAATGCCCGCCCCTGCGCCATCCTCGGTCGTCTGGTTGATCCAGTTGCCGATCTGCGCGGGCGTGAGGTCATTGCTGTAGGCGTCCAGCCCTTGCCCCATCACGGGGATGCCAGGTCGCCACTCCATCGTGGAGCCAGCGAAGCCGTAGTTCGCCATAATCGCGACCTTGTGCCCATCGGCTGCAAGGCGCGGAACGATCTCGTTCGTCTGTGTTCCGTATCCCGTGGGTGCCCACGGCGCGTTAGATGTCCAACCGATTCTCACGGTGCTGCCTCCTCCTGTTATTTGTCCTCCCGCCGAGCCGAAGCCCGACGGGAGGGTTGAGCCTAGATCGCTAGGATCAGGTGTTCGCCGAGACGAGCACCTTGACCGCGTTCAGGTCAGGGATGTTTCCGTCAACACCGTACAGAGTGCGTAGCGCAATCTGGTTTGTGTTGAAGAGGTAGTCGCTTGACGACGCAACCTCAATCGGGAGTTCTCGTACATAGTACGAAGGCTCGTGGATGATGGCCACTGACTTGGAGGCCGAAGCCACCGCTGCCATATGGACATTCTCCTTGAGTCGGTATCCCATCAGGGTGTCAGGCTGACCAGCCGCCATTGAAGGCTGGAAGACGAACTGCCCGTTGAGATCCTGCAACTTGCGGAGTTTGCTCACTGCCGTCGTAGCCGCGTGCCAAACAGTGTTGGTGTTGCGGTACGAAGGATTGAGCGCGTAAAGAACGGTCGCGAGGTCAAGCGCATCAAAGAAGGTCGCCGAGACGGTGCCTCCCTTTACTGCGGTGCTCAAGCCCGTTGCCGCAGAGACGAAGCCCTGTGGCTGAACCGTGCCGGTGCCGATTGCCATCGCTGAACCAGCGACAAAGGCGATCTGCGCGCCAGCCTGTCGGCCAACCGTGCCGAGGATGTCAAAGCCCGCGTCGCGGACAAGTTCAGCCGACAAAAGTGTCAGGCTGGCGATCTTGTTCGCATAGAGGGTGATTGACGAGATCGTCGGATCGGCTGGGGTGATTGTTGAACCTTCGGTCACGAAAGCGGCTGACTGGTTCGCCGTCACGCGTGGCAGAGTGATCTGCTCGCCCGTGGTCGTGCGAAGTTTGGTCGCGCCTTCGTATAGCACATTGCCCTCCGTGAGGGCGGTTACGATGAAGTCGGCAAATGTGACGGGCACAGTTGCTGAAGCCGATGCAAGAGCGCGGATCTCAAACTGAGCGCGTCGCTTCTCACCGGCAGCGATTGCGCGAAGCACATCGCCGTCATTGTCAGCCTTGACTGCATTCTCAACCTTGAGTGCGCGCTCTGCGAGTGCGCCGATCTTCTCACTGCGCTCTTCAGCGGCAG